TGGGTTCTGTCCATGGGGGATGTGGGGATTGAACCCACCTCAGCCGAATTATGAGTTCGGTGCATTCACCAGATTGCTAATCCCCCCTGGTAGGACTGCCGGGAATTGAACCCGGTTTACGCCCTTATAAGGAGCGAGCATTAACCAATATGCGACAGTCCCTCAAGACCCTTCTTCATGGTCTGTGTACATGCGTATGAGTTCATCATCCGCAGGAACCATTATAGCATTATTGGTTCCATTTGTGATTCCTATATGTTCCCCTTCTTCAACTCTTGAAATCAGTGAATCCCAGTTCTCTTGCCAGTATTCCACAGAATAAAAATCCATAGTTGTAGTATATATGGAATCGGAGTGATAGGATTCGAACCTACGGCCCCTGCTTCCCAAAAGCAGTGCTCTACCAAACTGAGCTACACTCCGTTAGTGCTTATCAACCATTGTGATAAGACCATGTGCATAGAAGAGAAGCAAGACTGATCCAAGTGCTGCTGAAATGAGTGAAGCAGTTTTATTATGCTTGTCCATAGCTTTTGCTATAGACTTATCAATCATTTCTTGAATTTCTTGTTCAGTCATTGCATCTTTCTGCAAAGGAAGATTAGGGATTCGAACCCTAGAACGCTATTAACGTTATTAGTTTTCAAGACTAACGCCATCAACCACTCGGCCAATCTTCCATTATTATATTTACCTGACTTCAAAGTCAAGTTTTCTTACCTTTCTATGTCTTCTCTCTTCCTGGTATGCCAGGTCTTGATTAGACAGGACACCTTTTTGTTTGGTTTCCTTGTTTGAGTTTAACATAACCACCTTGGTTAAGTCAACTGCTGTAATGTTATCCTCTTTTACTGTTAGCATGTTTGGACAACCACAGCATTGTGTCTTAGTAGAACTAACAATCTCCCTATTACAGGATTTACATCTGACTTTAAGCATTGGAACATGGTCCTCCTTATAGGAATGCCCAAAGAGGGGATCGAACCCCCGACAATCTCCGTGTAAAGGAGGTGCTCTACCGCTGAGCTATTTGGGCAAGGCTGGCGTGGTAGGATTCGAACCTACAGTCCTACGATTAACAGTCGTTTGCATTACCGTTATGCTACACGCCATTGTGTATGTGAGACTATTTAAGTCTCAAGCGGAATAGGGGATTCGAACCCCTGACATTCAGCTTGGAAGGCTGACGTTCTACCACTGAACTAATTCCGCAGGAGGGGTTAGTACTGGTGGGTGGAGGTGTACTAACCCCATGGAGAATAGGAGACTCGAACTCCTGACAGCCTGCTTGCAAAGCAGGTGCTCTACCAACTGAGCTAATTCCCCTGGAGCCAAATGACAGACTTGAACTGACGACCTTTGCTTTACAAAAGCACTGCTCTATCCAACTGAGCTAATTTGGCAACTTGAATACAATAAGTATTCAACGACTCAAGTAGGATTCGAACCTACGACCGACTGCTTAGAAGGCAGTTGCTCTATCCAGCTGAGCTATTGAGTCTTGCGGTTTCCTTATTATAGAGGGGAAACCCACCTCTGTCAATCTCTGAACTGATTGTATCCAGTTCCAGATTGCCAATCTCCAGGACTATCAGAAAGTTCTTCTTTCCAAGTACCCCAGTATTGGGTCACTCTATCATACATCATTTGGTGTATGTTGTCAACCTCTTTGGATTGGGGTTCTTCAGCAAGTTTTTGATAGAGTTCCTCATTCTTTTGCTTGACATACTCTATTGCCTTTTCAGTCTTAGTAGCAACACCAAACCAAGAATCATCTGACAGAACTACTGGTGCTGGAACACCAATATAGTCTGATTGAACTTTTGTTTTGTTAATTTTTTTAGGTTCAATAAACTCACTCTTTGGAATAAAAACGCCCTTGAGTTTCTTGATTCCTTTAATGACTTTTTTAATCATGCCCATACAAGTTTTTTAACGTAACCATAAGAGTAACTTGTCCTACGTCCTTTGATGCCCCAACCTAACCAATAATAAGATGGAACCATATATTGAGGGATTGAGAATCCTGGATTTTCAAATTCTGGTAAGACTTTTTGGAATTGTGTTTCATTAATCATATAACGAACCTGACCTTCAAGAGAAGATGGGTCACAGTTATACTTTCTGCAGAACTTACCAAGTCCATTATATCTCTTGGTAGTGGTCCACTGAATTAATCCATATCCACCTCTACGGCATTGTTGGTAAGGTACAATGGCGCCACCTTCACATACATTAGGGCGAAAACCAGATTCTGATTTGATATTGCCCATGATTGTAGCAAGGGCATTCTTATCACGAATCTTTGTGCTTTTCTGAATCTCCTTTAGAACAAATTGTTCATTGGGATTGCATCCAGGACAAGTCCATTCCTTCTCCACCACTTTGATTGGAACTGCTGCCACATTGACCTGGGGAGGATTACTAATTTCGCTAATGCTTGGATAAGCACATGCAGATGGAACAGAAGTAACAATCAAAGCAGTAAATAATTTTCTAAGCATCAATTCAGTTGAACTCTACATCCACCTCTTGCTCAAGGCATGGGTGACTCAAAATAATCCTTACGATAGTAACGACCCAGGATGTTGCTATTGTAGTAGGCAGGGATCCCTTCTGTCAATCTCTCTGTAAGTACATTATTTAGAAAGAGTTGACGGGTCTCTTCAAAGTTACATTTGCCTACAGTTTTGTGGAGGGATAGGATTTCTCTAGTAAAAGAGTCCCGTCCATACTTTGCAACATCCTCTTTAAGCTCTGGACTAGATCCATAGTAGTCACGCCAGTTGCTTTCAGACGTAACTCTTCTCCGCTTTTTAGTTTGATTTGTAGATCTAGGCTTTCGTTTTTGCCAGAAATACTTTCTACCGATATATTTTCTCTGGGTGACCTTACAGGTAATAAGGTAAACAAAGCCGTAGTTGTCCCCAATAAGGCTCCCGTCAAACACCCTGCCACAATAGGTCCAGGGATTGGGATATTCAAGATGTTCTTCACCTTTTTCCAAGTTTTATTTTTCATATTCTTCAAATATGTAGTCATCCTTTTTGGTCTACTTCAATTTTAGTGTTTTCTTTCCAGGTTTTGTCATGGGGAATAGGTTCTGTACCATATTCCCATGTATCAAAGTCTTCTTCGTTTCTTGGATCAGAGACTAAATCCTGCGAATGTGTCTTTGGTGACATCTTGTTTAATTCCTCCAACGACATAAGATTCTACTTCTGTTTCTTGTGGTGCTACCTGGAGTCCCTTAGAAGAGATCCAGTGCTGGGTCCATGGAAGAGGATTATTCTTGGCAGCAATATCATAAACTGGTCTGAGACCAATTGCCTTCATTCTACGATTAGCAACCCATTCAACATACTTCTTAAGAAGAGCATCATTTAGACCAATCATAGATCCATCTTTGAAGAGATAGTCAGCCCATCTCTTCTCTTCATTGACTGCCTTATCAAACATAGCATAGACCCACTCCTCTTCCTCTTTAGCAATTTGCTTCATCTCTGGGTCATCACCATCCCTCCACTTATTGAGGATGTTCTGAGTGATTGCTAGGTGTTGGTTTTCGTCTCTTGCGATAAGAGAGATGATCTTAGCTGATCCTTCCATAAGCTTAAGTTCACCGAAGGCGAAACTACAAGCAAAACTAACGTAGAACCTAATACCCTCAAGAATGTTAACATTGGCAACTGCTCTGTACAGTTTTCGTTTGACATCTTTGAGTGACTCCTGTGCTGATGGAACTTGTTCTAAGGCATGAATCCAATCATTAGAGTTATCATATTGGTGTGCTGCGTTGATGAAGTCATCATATGACTCTGTTACACTTCTGGCACGCTCAAGAATTCTCTCATCAGAGATAATGGTATCAAAGACTTCAGATGGATCTGAATAAACATTTTTGATGATGTAAGTGTAAGAACGACTATGGATCATCTCCATAAATCCCCACACTTCCATACATGCTTCCAATTCAGGAAGAGAACAATAAGGAATGAATGCCATTCCTGGTCCCCTACCCTGAATAGAATCAAGCATAATCTGATACTTCAGGTTAGAAGTATAGATGTGCTTCTGTTCTGGACGCAGTGAATGATAATCACCACGATCTTTTTGAAGGGAGACCTCCTCAGGTCTCCAGAAATAACCAAGTTGTTGGGTTGTTAACTTCTCAAAAACAGGATACTTGTATGAATCATATCTTTGAATCCCCAATGGTTTTCCAAAAAACATAGGTTGCTTTTTGGTATTATGAGATTCTGGATTAAAAACAGTCATACCCCTTACAGGGGTCTTTGTAATATCACTCATTGGAGAAACCTTAAACTGCACAGGATTCACACTCTCCCTCCTCGGCTTGACTTAATTCTTCTAATAAATTATCTAGTTTTGACTTCTCTTCAACCACTTCATCAGTTTTGATGTCGTAGGTGTTTTGATAGTAAGAAGTCTTCCAACCATACTTATATGTAGTCAAAAGATCGTTTGCCATCACAGAAACAGGCACCTCATTGTCAGGATAATTCTCTGGATTGTAACTCCAGTTACCAGATATGGCCTGATCAAAGAATTTTTGCATCACAGACACTACATTTATGTAACCCCTATTGTCAGGCATTTCCCACAAAAGGGTGTAATGATTCTTCAAGGATGAGTACTGTGGAACAATCTGCTTAAGAGGTCCCTTCTTGGACTTCTTAATGGACAAGTAATCTCTTGGTGGTTCAATTCCATTGGTTGCATTTGACACAACGGAACTGCTCTCTGAAGGCATTTGTGCGGACAGTGTGCTGTGTCGGAGACCGTGCTCCAAGATAGATGCTCTAAGACTTTCCCAATCATGCTGCAGTTGAACTGATGTGATTTCGTCTACTTCCTTTTTGTATGTATCAATTGGAAGAATTCCATCAGCATACTTAGTGCGACCAAAATATTCACAGTGTCCTTTTTCTTTGGCAATCTCATTGGATGCCTTCAGCAAGTAGTACTGGAAGGATTCAGAGAGACCATGAACAGCATCCCATGCCTCCTGTGAACCATAGGAGAAACCAAGTTTTGCCAAATAATGTGCCAGACCAATGAAACCAACTCCAAGGGACCTACGTGCCTTTGTAGCAACCTCTGCTGCCCTTACAGGATACTCCTGGTAGTCAATGAGTTCTTCCAGACCTCTGACAGAAAGATCACAAAGTTCTTCCAGTTCTTTATCAGAATGAATCTTTCCAACATTTACAGCAGAGAGAATGCACAGAGCAATCTCACCAGGCATCTCCTCATCAATGTGATTGATAGGATCTGTAGGTAAGGTAATCTCCTGACACAGGTTACTCATGTTCACCTTGTCTTTGAAGGAAGAGTGAGAGTTACAATGATCAATGTTCATAATATAAACACGACCAGTCTCTGCTCTCTCCTTTAGAAGATCTAGAATAAGATCTTGAGCCCCAATCTTCTTTCCAGGAACAGACTGATCTTGTTCGTAATCCACATATAGTTCATCAAACATATCAGTCCCAAAAGCATCATACAGACCTGGAACATCATGAGGGGAGAAGAGTGTGATCTCTTCATTCTTGATAAACCTCTCATAGAAGATCTTGGAGATTTGAATGGAATAATCGAGTTTGCGTACACGGTTATCTTCAGTTCCCTTGTTATTCTTCAGTACGATGATATCTTCTATCTCTTGGTGCCAGATTGGGAAGTGTACTGTCGCTGATCCACCTCTGATGCCATTCTGTGTACAACATCTGACAGTTGACTCAAACTTTTTGAGGAACGGTACAACACCCGTGTGCTGAACTTCTCCACCTCTGATCTTACTGTTGATGCCACGGATTCTGCCTGCGTTGATACCGATT